AGTTATTCCACCATTTGTTCGTCTTCTTGATGTACACTTCTGGATACTCGTATCTAATGTGGGACTTGCCACATCCTGGGACACCAAAATGCCATTCATTGGAACACTCAGTGAGTTCCTCCAGCTTCTGATCCCGCTGGTCAATCTTGGCCTGAAGCTGGTCAAATTGCTTCATTTGCAATCCGAACTTGCCCATATCTTCAAACCGTTTCTCTTTATAAGCCGCGAATGCTTCTTCGAATTTTCGCTTGCCTTTATCGCCTTTCTCCTTTGACGAAAGGGGTCTGGTCCCTTTTTCGAAGACGTCGCCGTCCTTCTCACAATACTCAGAAGCTTGCTTTGGCGTTCCCTTCGCCGCCTCCCAATGAGCCGTCTTGTGATACTTCTTCTTCAGTGTTGCTAATGTTTTGGCATGTTCAAAGGTCACATATCCTTGTAAGTGTGGTGTGCCTGATTCTCCTACTTCTTTGCCGAAGATAAGATAGGCACACTCCCACTGCTTGACGGCCTCTACATCTTCGGCCGTGTAATTATTAAGTGTGAACACATAAGCGCGAGTTTTAGCCATGTTTGATTAATTATGACAAACAAGTTGTGCAAAATCACTCTAGAAAGGGCTAAAAATTTTTTTTGCAAATGTTGCACATTTGCACACTAGGGGGTGGGTAATACTAAGCCACCCCCCAGTGTGCAAAACCGGTATTAAGCATCCTCATACTTGTAAGAAAGGCAGTAGGACATCTCACACGCCTGGTAGGGTGAAACCATACCACCGCCAAACGCATCGACATACTGCACAAGGCAGTAGATGTTGCGCGTCATGGGATTGGTCAGGTTGTCGTTGAACTTCACCACCTTCGGATACCACTTCGTGAGATCGAAGCTGAAGATGTGGCTGGTCTTGAAATCGTTGTTGCTGAACGCCTGGTTCTGATCTCTGAACGTTGTGTTCGCGGTAGTACCAGCGTACTGCGCGTATCCCAGCTTGAAGGTCTTTCTTGCAAAGACCCTGTAACGGTCTTCGTTGATTGGACGCCACAGGTCAGTCAAGGTTCCGCTGAACCCGGTAGTCGAACTCCCATTCTGGAAGAACGTAGAGCCCGGCACAAATGCATCGTTCGGATCTTCTCTGTCGTAACAGAAGATGAACTGAACCATGAGCGGCCGGGGCGTCGGGTTAGTCGTAACGTTGTACGGGTTAGGATTCAGAGAACCCTTAAAGATCAACTTCTTCGTGTTGACCACATTCCCGATACGCTGGCCCTGCCCGGCGCCTTGCGTCAGAGCCAGGGTCACATTGTTAGGTCCCAAGGGGATCACATTATCGGGAAAGTTGATACTATCGGAAGTATTGAGCTGCTTGTCAAGCAACGGCGCCTCCAGGTTCTTCGTCTCCGCAGCACGCGCAATCATCCTCTTCACCATCTTCTTAAGAGGAGTAGTTTTCTTCGCGTAGGACTTACGCTTGTAAGTCCGTCTCTTAGTAGAAAACTTTCTTCTATAAGTCTTTTTGAACGCCATGTTTGATTAATTATGATTTAATTATGATTTTGGTTTGTTATTTACAGCAATCTAACTCTATATTGACCAAATCTATCCGGAGACGGGGGATCCGGAGGGGGACTAACCCTTGGATCGTACCATCTAGGATTGCGTCCGTTCTCCGGCCTAGCACCAATATAGTACGGCTCGGTCCATCGGTACACCTTAAATCGACGCATCATGGCAGCCAGATCATCTCCCGTCCAAATGTCAGAAGGATGCTGCTGCGAAGTAACGATAGTCTTCTTCGGGCGAATCTCAATTTGGCCTCCCTTCGTCTCGGCCGCAAAAGGATGCTCGCCCGCCCACTCCTTAAGATCGTCGGTCAGCTCTATCTTAAACTTAGAAAACTCCTCGATCACGACTACGTCTTGGTTCTTGTAGTTATTCCACCATTTGTTCGTCTTCTTGATGTACACTTCTGGATACTCGTATCTAATGTGGGACTTGCCACATCCTGGGACACCAAAATGCCATTCATTGGAACACTCAGTGAGTTCCTC